AGTGCTTCGTTATGGGCACTGACAGGGCTGGATAAGATTGGTACATATAGAGGTTCGGTAATGAAATGTAGTGATGGATTGCTTGAACAAGATTGCAAAGTCGTACCGACTTACAGCCCCAGTGCGGTTGTTAGAAACTTTGAATTTAGACCTGTAGTAGTTGCAGATTTAATCAAAGCAAAAGAAGAATCATTACAAAAAGAATTAATAAGAGATGAACGTAGTCTTTATTTAGAACCTTCGTTACAAGATTTAAAAGATTTTGAAGATAAATTTATAACTGAAGGTAACAAAGATGAGCCATTAGCATTTGATATTGAAACTGCTAATGGAGAAATTACGTGCATAGGATTTGCCCCAAACAAGAACACAGCTTTAGTTGTTCCGTTTATAAAAAAAGATGGAGAATACTATTGGAAATACCAAGATGAACTAAAAGCATGGCAATGGGTGAAACGTATATTAGAAAATGCAAATATAACAAAAGTAGCTCAGAACCAAACGTATGATGTTTCATGGCTATCTTTTAAGAAGAACATAAAAGTAACAGGCGTGACACATGATACAATGCACGCCCACCATGCCTACCAACCTGAAATGCAAAAAGGTTTAGGATTTCTTGGCTCATTGTACACAAATGAAAGTGCATGGAAAACTTTAGCCAAGTTCTCGCACAGCACCAAAGCTGATGAATAGTGAAACGACCACAATATTTCTCTGCTGAAACAGTAGGGACAGAAGATCGCAGTGTTGAAAATCACTTACAGTTGTGGCGATCAGTACTAGACCAAGCCTTACAAGATATGCAGTATGGTGGAGAAGTTAAAGAGTTTGTTAATTATAGGAGAGCCGCAAAGTTATGGTTTAGGTATAAGAAAAAAGATTTTGAAGAAGTTTGTTATCTGGCAGCATTAGAGCCAGCAAGAGTAAGAGAAGATTTTTATAAAGTTATGGGGGGTTATGATGAAATCTGGCGGAAAGATTAAAGAGATATTAAACACAGCCGAGACTATTCTAGGTGGTGAAAGAGAAAACGAATATGGGGACAAGAGAACAAATCACAATAACATAGCTACGTTATGGAGTGCTTATTTAGATAAAGAAATAAAAGCACGAGATGTAGCAATCCTCATGGTACTATTAAAGGTTGCGAGAGCAAAATTTGGACATCCGAGTATGGACACATATATAGATATGGTTGGGTACTCGGCAATAGCAGGGGAATTAGCACATGAAGATAATCAAAAACACGGAGATACCTCATCTAAAATTAGATGATGACCAAACCTTATGGGCATATTGTGCTCTAGATTGTGCTTTAACAAGTGAGTTGTGGCATAAAATTGACAGTAAATTAGATGATGTAACACGTAAGACTTACGAGTTTGAAATAGCCAGTATTGGGCCAGCCTTATCTATGATGTTGCGTGGACTTAAAGTTGATGAGGAGGTTGTAAGAAAAATACGTGCCCCTTTGAAAGACCAAAGACTTAAGTTACAACGTTCACTTAATTTATTTTCTAATGCTGTATGGGAGAAAGATCTCAATCCAGCAAGTCCTAAACAATTACAAGATTTGTTATATGTACATTTAGGTTTACCTAAAGTTATTGCTAGTGTTAAAGGTAAGCAAAAAGTATCTACTGATAAAGAAGCATTAGAACATTTAGCAGAACATTATCCTAGAGCAAAACCTTTTTGCAATACTATATTAGCATTAAGAAATATAGATAAGCAGATAAATGTATTAGATACTACAAGAGATGATGATGGGCGTATTCGTTGTTCTTATCAAGTAGCTGGAACTAAAACAGGTCGTTGGTCATCTAAAGAATCTCCTTGGAATACAGGAACTAACTTACAGAATATTACTAAAGACATGCGTGAAATGTTTGTACCAGACNAAGGTATGACAATGTTTTATGCAGATTTAGAACAAGCAGAATCTAGAGTAACAGCTTATGTATCTGGAGATGAGGGATATATAAACGCATGTGAAACCTCTGACTTACATACAGAAGTTGTTAAAATGATTTGGCCTAATCTAGGTTGGTCTGGTGATCCAGAACAAGATAGAGAGTTAGCAAACACACCTTATTATCATCAGTATAGTTACAGAGATATTTGTAAAAAAGCTGGTCACGGAACAAACTATGGAGTGTCACCTCATTCGCTAGGTAGACAAATTAAAATAAAAATATCCCAAGCAACAAAATTTCAGTTGCTTTATTTTGGAGGTGTGATACAATTAGATAAAGTAGAGAAATGGCATAAGCAAGATAAGGAGGGAGGCTTTAAAGAGTTAATGGATAAGGGTAACATCATAGGATCTGGCCCGCATACTCAGTTACAAATTCCAGGTGCATTTCCAGGTATACGTACATGGCATGATAAGACAGCTCATAAGATACAAACAACAGGTACACTGACAACACCATTTGGCAGACGTACACAGTTTTGGACTAGATTAGATGATGCATCAACATTACGATTAGCTATTGCCTATGTACCACAATCTACTATTGGAGATTTATTAAACTTAGGTCTGTACAGAGTGTGGAGAGAATTACATGGTAAGGGTGTGCAAATATTAGGTCAAGTGCATGATGCAATTTTAGGACAAATACCTACAGAAGAAGTAGATACGTTAGTTCCTGAAATTTTAAAACGTATGCATAATCCTTTAACTGTTGGTAAGAAAGAGATGATTATACCATCTGATTGTGAAGTTGGTACTAACTGGAAAGCAATGAAGAAATGGAGACCCCGTGGTTAGAAATTATACTGATTTTTTAAAAGCAAGTGCTGATGCATTGGAAGGTAGTCCTATACCTAGACCATTTGCTATCTGGTCTGCGTTATCTTCAGTAGCGGGGGCACTAGGTAGACGTGTGTGGTTTCCTATGGCTAACTATGATATTAGGAGTAATCTATTTATTACTCTTATAGCAAATCCTGGTCGTAACAAATCTGTATCTTTAATATTACCATACTCTAAAGTGTTTACTAAACTTACAACACCTGTAGGTACTACTGAGGATGATGCGAATTTTAATTCTGGTTTAGATCAATATGGGTTACGTAAATATCCTTTATACTCTATACAAGATAGGATCACACCAGAGAAATTAGCAGTAGATATGTGTAAGCTACAACGTATTGATATGAGATTAAGTAGTCCTCAGATTGATGAGTTTCATGATGCTTCTGTTACTTTAGTTACATCAGAGTTTGGTGCATTTATGTCTAGAACGGATAGGTACTTACAGATGTTTCTTACAGATATGTGGGACAGTAAAGATTCTTATAGTCATAAAACTAAAACTGCTGGAGAGTATGTTATTAATGGGCCTTGTTTAAATTGGATAGCTTGTGCTACACCAGAACAGTTTGTTGATAATCTACCAGAGGATGCAAGGTCTCAAGGTTTATTATCTAGAATGATACCAGTGTTTTATGATGGGCCTAAAATTGCCCAGAGTTTATTACAAAAGAAAGTATCAGATAATACTGTAGAAAATTTAAGACATGACTTAGGTACAATAGCAAAAATGTATGGGCCAATGACATTTGATTCAGATTGTTTTGATGAAGTTAATAAAGATATTGAAAATGGTATTCCACCAGAGCCTACTGCCCCTCATTTGGCAGAGTATAATCAGAGGAGAATATCACATCATATTAAAGTAGCTATGTCAGTATCAGCCGCTAGACGAGGTACAAGAAAAATTATGTTAGAAGATTGGGAATACACAAAAGAACTAATGCGTGATATGGAAAAGCATATGCCTAAAGCATTAGAAGGTTTTGGTATGGGTCGAACAGGTAAGATTGCATATGATATGACAGTCTGGCTAAACGATACCTTGTTTGCCAATGGTAGGTCACATCTACTCATTAAACATTTTAAACGTGAGTTATTACGAAAGATTCCAAATCCTGGAGAGTTGACACAAACAATTCAGGCTATGGAAGATTCGGGTTACATTAAAGTTGAAGGGAACTTGGTTTTTCCATGTCGAAACGCAACGTAATCCGTAAATTAAAGTGGGTCAAAGCTCTTGATGCACGTCCAGATTTTATCCCCATGACAAAATCTCGTGGTGTAAAAAGAGCTGGCCAACTTTATGAAAACCGTATTGCTAATTATATGAAAGCAGTGTATGGTGAAGACCGTGTATTGCATGGGCAATGGTATCAATTTGAAGATGGTAGAGGTAATGGGTGGTGTCAAACTGACATTATAATTAAACCAGATGCAGATAGTAAAGTTCTTGTAATTTTAGAATGTAAACTAAAAGCAGTAGCTAAAGCTGAAAGTCAATTAAAAAACTTATATTTACCAATTATACAACGGCTCTATCCAGACTATGATATAAGGTTAATACAAGTGTGTAAAAATCTTAACCAAGATTTAGATCTATTTATGATCGAATCTCTTGAAGATGCCTTTAGTCAAGAGGTGGATTGGGATTATGCTACAATTTTTTTACGAAGTCTTGTATGATTCTTGTTGCTATTAATTATAAAAGATGTTATACTAAAAACTTTCCTAAAATTAACAAACAACCAGAGAGATTATGAAGATAAAAACACCTACCCCTAATTACGAGAAAGACAAGCTATTGACCAAATTTGGTACAGAGATATTAAAGGATAGGTATATGCTTCCTGAGGAAAAATCACCACAAGATGCTTTCATAAGAGCTGCTGCAGCTTTTGCAGATGACACAGCTCATGCACAACGCTTATATGATTATGTATCTAATCAATGGTTTATGTTTGCCTCACCTATATTATCTAATGGTGGCACAGATAGGGGATTACCAATCTCATGTTTTTTAAATTACGTTAATGATAGTAGAGATGGTTTAGCAGAACACTATACAGAAAATATCTGGTTGTCTAGTATGGGNGGCGGAATAGGTGGTTATTGGGGTCATATTCGCTCACAGGGACAGTCTACGAGCAAAGGTAACAAAACTACAGGGGTAATTCCTTTCATGCACGTAGTGGACTCTCAGATGATTGCATTCAATCAAGGGGCAACAAGGCGTGGATCATATGCTAGTTATATGGACATCTCACACCCAGAAATTACAGAGTTTATTGATATGCGTAAACCAGCAGGTGGAGATATTAATAGAAAAAATCTTAACTTACATCATGGTGTAGTAGTATCTGATAAGTTTATGAAAGCGATGGAAAATGATGAGCATTGGGATTTAATTGATCCTAACTCTAAAGATAAAATAAAGACAGTAAAAGCAAGACAGTTGTGGATTAAAATACTAGAAGCAAGAGTTGCTACGGGTGAGCCTTACATTATGTTTGGAGATACTGTACAACGGGGATTACCTAAAACACAAAAAGATTTAGGTTTAAAAGTAACACACTCTAATCTATGTAGTGAAATTACATTAGCTACAAATGAAGATAGAACAGCCGTGTGTTGTTTATCTAGTGTTAATGTAGAAAAATATGAAGAATGGAAAGATAATGAATTATTTATAGATGATTTAATGCGTATGTTAGATAATGTATTAACCTATTTTATTAACAAAGCCCCTTCCCACATGTGGAGAGCAATAGCTAGTGCCAAGTCTGAAAGGTCTATAGGATTAGGAGCAATGGGTTTTCACACTTTTTTACAAAGTAAAAATGTACCTATGGAATCTGTTGTGGCAATGTCTTGGAATAAAATTATATTTAAACACATACATTCTAAAGCTTTAGAAACAAATCTTAAGTTAGGTAAAGAAAGAGGTGAGCCTAGTGATATGAAAGGGACAGGCAGAAGATTCGCCCACATGATTGCTATTGCACCTAATGCAAGTAGTTCTATTATATGTGGAGGAGTTTCTCCTAGTATAGAGCCAATGCGTGCTAATGCTTTTACACAGAAAACATTAAGTGGGTCTGCTCTTATGAAAAATCCAAACCTTGAAAAATTATTACAAACTAAAGGTTTAAACAATAAACAGATTTGGCAAAGTATAATTACTAACAAAGGATCAGTAGCTCACATTAAAGAATTATCTAAAGATGAGCGAGATACATATAAAACAGCTATAGAACTAGGACAAGAATGGCTTGTTGATTTAGCTGCGGATAGGCAAAAGTATATTTGCCAAGCACAAAGTTTAAATTTATTTTTTACACCAGATGTTAATGTACGTAAATTAAATAACATACATAAAAGAGCATGGTCTA